CGAGCGCTTCAGCGGCGCCGAGGCAGTGATCGCCGCGGGGTTGACCGAGAGCACCAACCGCCACGCCGCGGAGGGCCGCGCCAACCTGCTGATGCTGCGGCCGGACATCCAGCGGCGCGTGCGCGAGCTGAACGACGCCAAGCTGCGCCGCATCGACGCGAGCGCCGACCGCACGATGAAGGAGCTGGCGAACGTCGCCTTCGCCGACATCCGGCGCATCTTCACGGAAGACGGCAAGCTCGTGCCAATCCACCTGCTGCCGCGCGAGGTGGCCGCGGCGATCAGTTCAATCAAGGTCGAGCGCCGCAGGGTCCGCAACGGCTACGAGACGGATTTGGTGACCGGCAAGAAGACGCCGATCTACGACGATCTCGAGACGGTGGAGGTGAAGCGCTACGACAAGGTGGCCGCGCTCACGATCTTCGCCAAGCACTTCAAGATCATCAATAGCGAAGAGGACGGCGTGAATGCGCTAGCATCCGTCCTGGCTGACCGGCTCGACAAAGCCAAGCAGCGAGTGTTCGACACCACAGGAGCCGAAGATGCGCGGATCACCCACCCAGACGTTCCCCTCCACGCTGATCACGGTGGAGGCCAGCAAGCGCTTCCGCAACCAAGCGACGGGGATCGGCCACACGCTTGAGGCGTCCCGCGAGACGGGCGCCAAGCGCAGCCAGTGCGTGATCAACGCATGGCCCGGCCCGAACCCCAGCGACAACGTGCGTGCTCGCGACAAGAGCTATCCGGCGCCGAACGGCGGCCCGACCGACTGCAGCACCACGGCGCATCAGCGCGCCACGCGCGGCAAGCCGCTCGTCTGCGGCGGCTGATTCCCGCTCGTGCTCGAGCACGGCACCGACGCCCGCACGCCGTTCCCCGGCGTCCCCCGCCCCACCAGCGACACAGCGCGCGTCCCGGTGACGCCGGCCGAGGCCGGCAACGCGATCATCAGCGGCACGGCGCTCGAGCAGCTTTTCGACAACCTCGCCCGGTTCACGCACGACCCGCTCGGGTTCGTGCTCTGGGCGTTCCCGTGGGGCGAGGCGGGCACCTCGCTCGAGATGGAGAAGGGGCCGGAGCCCTGGCAGCGCGAGCAGCTTGACCGCATCGGCCAGCGCCTGCGGGCCGGCGCCGCCCAGACGGGCGACGTGATCGAGGAAGACATCTCGTCGGGCCACGGCATCGGCAAGAGCGCCGAGGTGGCATGGCTGATCCTGTGGGCGATCTCGACGCACGGCGACACCCGCGGCGTGGTCACGGCGAACACCGACACCCAGCTACGGACGAAGACCTGGGCCGAGCTGAGCAAGTGGTATCAGCTCTTCATCGGCAAGTCGCTGTTCACGCTGACGGCCACCTCGATCTTCATCGCCAACGACAAGGTGCGCGAGAAGGCGTGGCGGATCGACGGTGTGCCCTGGTCGGAGAACAACACCGAGGCCTTCGCCGGCCTGCACAACAAGGGCAAGCGCCTGCTGGTGCTGTTCGACGAGGCCAGCACGATCGCCGACCCGGTGTGGGACGTGACGCGCGGTGCGCTGACGGACGCCGGCACGGAGATCATCTGGTGCCGGTTCGGCAACCCGACGCGCACCAGCGGGCAGTTCCACAAGCACTGCACGCAGCCGAAGCGAAACGTCTACCACCGGGTCGACGCGCGCACCGTCAGCTTCACGAACAAGCGGCTGCACGCTGCCTGGGTCGAAGAGTACGGCGAAGACAGCGATTTCGTGCGGGTGCGCGTGAAGGGTATGTTCCCGCGCGCCGGCCAAGCCAACTTCATCAGCCCAGGCCTCGTGCACGAGGCGCGCATCCGCCGCCACGCTGCCCCTGTCTACGCCGCGCACCAGAAGGTGCTCGCGTGCGACCCGGCGCGCTTCGGCGGCGACTTCACCGTGATCACGCTGCGGCAGGGTCTGAAGGTGCACTGGCAGATCAAGATGTACGGCTACGACGGGCACGACGTCGCCGGGCGTCTCGTCGAGCTGCTGCACGGCGACGTGCACAAGCCGCGCCACGAGAGGAAGGACGCCAGTGGCACGGCCTGCCTCGTCTACGACGCCAACGGCAACGGCGCCGATCTCGACAGCGCGCTGCGCCGCGTGCCGGGGCTCAACGTGCCGCTGATCGCGGTGATGTGGGGCCAGCCGGCGAAGGACGACAAGCACTACTTCAACCAGCGCAGCGAGGCCTGGGGGAAGATGCGGGACTGGCTCGAGAGCGGCGAGATTCCCGACGACGACGAGCTGGCCGTGGAGCTGACGTCGCTCGACTACGGCTACGACGGGCGGTTCCGCATCCAGCTTCAGTCGAAGAAGGACATCGTGAAGAACGGCGGCAAGTCGCCTGACTGCGCGGACTCCCTGGCGCTCAGCTTCATCCCCGAGCTGATCGACCGGCAGGTGACGAAGGCGCGAGCCCGACGAGTGGTGCAGCGCAGAGTCGTGTGGTCGCGGTAGACTGGCGGCGCTGGGGTGAGCCGCCACACCAACGGTTACGCGCCGGCCTTCAACGCCCCGACCACCGGGGCGTTGTCGTTTTCTGCAACCTCCGTGCATAATCCGCCCGTCGCAACCGGTGCCTTCCCAGCGCCATGCCCACCTTTGAACAGGTGATCACCGCATGACGCCACAGCTTGCGAACCAGTCCACACCCATCGCGCCGCAGGCGCCGCAAGTCGGCTCCAACGGGGGTCGTCTCTCCCCCATGGTCAAGGTGCTCGGGCTCAAAGAGCTGTTGAAGCGCGACGCCGCAGTACCCGACAAACCGCTGTCGATCGACGACACGCAAGGCCTCACGGCGCTGGCCGGCCATGTCCGGCATTCCTGGGGCAACAACAAGCTCGCCAAGCAACGCATCGACCTGAAGCTGCTGGCGTGCCTGCGCGCACGACGCGGCGTCTACGGCGCGGCCGACATCGCGGCTGCCAGCACGAGCGGCATGAACCTCGTCTGGGCCGACCTGACCGAGACGAAGTGCCGCGCTGCGTCGGCGTGGATTCGCGAGATCGTGCTGCCGGTGGGCGAGCAGCCCTGGGGCATCGACCCCACACCGATCCCCGAGCTGCCGCGCAAGGTGCAGGAAGGCATCGTGCAGAAGGCCTTCGCCAAGGCCCAGCAGGTGATGCAGCAGGCATCCGAGGCCGGCGCCATGCCGATGTCGCGCGACGAGTTCCGCGACCTTGCGGTGGAGCTGGGCGAGAAGCTGCGCGATGAGGCCGAGGAAGCCGTCACCAAGGAAGCCGGACGGCGCGCAAAGCGCATGGAACGGCAGATCGCCGACCGGCTCGACCAGGGCGGCTACGAGGCCGCGATGGACGGCTTCGTCGAAGACTTCGTGACCTACCCGGCCGCGATTCTGAAGGGGCCGATCTACAAACGGCACAAGCGCCTCGAGTGGGGCGCCGGCTGGAAGCCGATGGTGACAGACAACCCAGCGCAGAGCTGGGAGCGCGTCTCGCCGTTCGACGCCTACCCATCGCCGAACACGTCGACGCCGCAGAAGGGCGACTTCATCGAACGAATCCGCTTCCAGCGTGGAGAACTTCACGACTTGAAGGGGTTGCCCGGCTACAAGGACGACCAGATCGATTCGGCGTTGATGGACTACTCGAACGGGCACCTCGAGGGGTGGCTGTGGACCGAGGCCGAGCGGCAGCGGCTCGAGCAGGAAAGCCTCTACATGTGGATTTCGCCGCCCGGCGTGATCGACGCGCTCAGCTTCTGGGGCTCGGTGCCGGGCTGGAAGCTCATGAGCTGGGGCATCATGGGCGAGGGCGGCAAGCTGCTCGACGAGACGCGCGAGTACGAGTGCAACGTGCTCCTGTGCGGGCGCTACATCCTCTACGCCGCGCTCAACTCGGACCCGCTGGGCGCGCGGCCCTACCGCAAGGCCTGCTACGACGAGATGCCCGGCGCGTTCTGGGGCCGCTCGATCCCCGACCTGTGCTCCACCAGCCAGAAGATGTGCAACGGCATCGCGTCCGCGCTGGCCGACAACATCGCGATGGCGAGCGGTCCGATGATGTGGATTCACGCCGATCGGCTGGCCGATGGCGAGGACACCACGAGCATCTTCCCGTGGCGGATGTTCCAGCTCAAGAGCGACCCGTCGCAAGGCGTCAACCCCGGCATCGGCACGTTCAACGTGACCATGAACGCCGACGTGCTGATGATGACCTACGAGAAGTGGGAGATCAGGGCCGACGACGCCACCGGCATTCCGCGCTACACCTACGGCAACGAGCGCGCGGGCGGCAGCGCCGACACGGCCACGGGCCTGAGCATGCTGATGAACAACGCGGCCA